GAGTTGTACCCGAAGATCCTCGACGGAGTTCAGCGCATCCAGACGAACTACTTCGGTGGGCCGAACTTCATCCTCTGCCACCCTCGCCGTCTCGCGTGGATCCTCTCCGCGACCGACGATCAGGGCCGCCCGTTGGCGCTGCCAACCTCGAACGGCCCGCAGAACGCGGTCGGCGTGGGCAACGGCTCCGTCGTCTACGGCAACTCGGGCTATTCGATCGCCGGGCTCCCGGTCATCACCGACGCCAACGTCATCACGACGAACGGCGCAGGCTCGAACGAGGACGTCATCATCATCGGCAATACGCAGGAATCGCACTTGTGGGAGACCGCTAACGCGCCGTTCATGCTGCGCTTCGAGGACGTCAAGTCGGCGGAACTCGAAGTGAAGATGGTCGTCTACGGGTACTCCGCCTACACGGCGAACCGCTACCCGAACGCTTTCGCCCTCATCGGCGGAACGGGCCTCGTCACTCCGACGTTCTAACTCGTAGGCCTCGCGGAAGGCTCGGATCGGTAGCGGCATGATCCGAGTCTCCGCAGGCTTCCGAACCGGACGAACCTCGACTAAGGCTTCGTCCCGGGTCGGCGTCCCGACCGCTCCTCTCGCCTCCTTGAGTCGAGCGTCGGACGATCCGCTTCCGGCCCGGGGCGATTCATCTCCGAAGAAGCGGAAGGGAAAGAAGCGCTAGATCATGGCTATCACGAACGGCTACGCGACGCTCGCTCAGTTTCAGGCGTACGCCAACATGAGCACGATCACCGCCGACGAGACGACGACGATCGAGAAAGCGATCGAAGCCGCCTCCCGGACGATCGACCGCATCGCGAACCGTCGCTTCTGGATGGATGCCAACGCGACCGCCCGCCTCTACCGGACGACCGACTTCTACTCCCTCGCAGTCGACGACATCGGCTCGACCTCCGGGCTACAAGTCGCGCTCGACGCCACCGGGCAGGGCTCCTATACGGACGTCCTCGTGCTGAATACCGACTACATCCTCGACCCGGTGACGGCCCCGCAGAAAGGATGGCCCTATACGCGCGTGACGATGGTCGGATCCGAAGTCTTCCCGCTGCCGACGACACGCCGCCCGCAGGTACAAGTCACCGCGAAATACGGATGGTACAACGGGACGCCCCCGGACGACGTCGTCGAGGCGTGCCTCATCCTCTCGGCGGACTACGTCAAGCGCGCCTCCAGCGTCGGCGGAGTCCTCGGCCTCTCCGAACTCGGCGCGATCCGCATGAGCCCGCTCGGACGCGACATCTCCGCGATCGTGCGCGCCTACCGTAAAGAGGTCGTCGCGTGACGCCCTCGACGGTGCGCGACAAGATAAAAGCCGCGCTCAACATCACGGGCCTCCGCGTCTTCGACACGATCCCCGACAACATCATCCCGCCCGCCGCGATCGTCGGCCAACTCTCCTTCGACTACGACCTCGTCTTCGGACGCGGGGCCGACTCCGCGACGTGCGACGTGATCGTCGTCGCCGGACGAATGAGTGAACGCGCCGCGCAGGACTACCTCGACAACCTCCTACAACCGACCGGGAACTCTTCCGTGAAGACGAAGATCGAGTCCGACCAGACTCTCGGCGGATCGGTGACGAGCGTCCGCGTCGCCCGCGCCGAACCCGTCTCCGTCACCTCTTCCGGCGTCGAGATGCTCGCCTACCGATTCCAAGTCGACCTATGGGGCTAGACTCGCACTTTATGAGATACCGCGTCACGTCCCGCCGACTCGTCGGAACCGCCGAAGGCGATCTCATCTCCGCCGAAGGCCTCGCGGCTCTCGGCATCGACGCCGAACACGCCGCAGCGTCCGGCCACGTCGTCCCGGTGGAGTATGCTGAACCGAAGAAACACAAGGGAGCCCGCAAGGACGCTTCCGACTCAGAAAAGGACTAGACTCGCATCATGGCAACCGTCACCGCTCTCGGAAAGGCGACCGTCTTCACCGTCGGTTCCGTCGATCTCGCCGACCAACTCGTCTCGATCACGATGGAGAAGACCGTCGAAGCGCTCGACGCGACGACGCTCGTCGACACCGCCCGCCGCAACGCCGCAGGCCTCGAAAACTCGACGACGACTTTCACCGTTCTCGGCTCTTTCGCATCGACCGAAGCGATTCAGACGATCTTCGGCGACGTCGGCATCGAGTCGACGATCGTCTTCGAGCCGCTCGCATCGGCCCCCGGTTCGAGTTCGCCCCGCTACACGCACTCGAACGCCTTTCTCGCCTCCGCTCCGATCGTCGTGAGCGTCGGCGAACTCCTCCAAGTTACCGCAAGTTACACGGGCGGCTCGATCGCGCAGGCCGTCGCGTAAATGCTCGATATCTCCGTAACCGTCAAGCGGAAGGACGGAACGACAGAAACCTTCCCGGTCTACGCCGACTCGCAGATCGCCTTCGAGCGATGGGCGAAGAAATCCATCTCCGCGGCGTTCGACGTCTCCTCGAAGCCGCCGCAGGAATACCTCTACTATCTCGCATGGCTCGCGGAGAAGAACGCGGGCGGCACGGTGAAAGTCTTCGACGAATGGGTGAAGACGATCGCCGCAGTCGGCGCGGAAGACGGCCCGGGAAACTAATCGTCCCCGGCGGCGGGGTCGCGAAACACATCGCCGACCTCGCGCTCATCACCGGGCTCGACCCGCTCTCTCTTATGCGTACACCCCCGGAGGTCGTGCGCGCGCTCTACGATGGAGCGAAGAAACTACGCGAACGGAGAACTCGACGACATGGCTAGCGGCACTTTCGGCTACCGTCTCGGCGACGGCGCTCCCGGCGCGGTCAAAATCGAAGGCCTCTCGGCGGTTCAGCGCGACCTCCGCGGCATGGGAAAAGACCTCGACCTCGTGAAAGGCGAGTTCCTCGCGACGAACCGTAAAGTCGCCGAGATCGTCATCGAAGGCTCGAAGAAGTTCGTCCCGGTGCTCTCCGGTGCTCTCGCGAACTCGATCCGGGACGCCTCGACGAAGAAGTCCGCGAAGATTCGAGTCGGCTCCAGCGGCGGCGGTAGGCGCTATTACGGCGGGCGCGCGACCGGATTACGGACTCCGAAGTCCGAAGGCGGAGAAGTCGTCGAGTACGCCGGGCCGATTCACTTCGGCTGGCCTGCGCGACGTATCAAGCCGCAGCCGTTCATCTACGAAGCGACCGACCAGCGTCGGAGCGAGATCGCGATGAAGTACGCCGAGCGCATCACCTCCATCCGGAACAAGTACGACCTTTAGACCATGTCGAAGCCCATCACTATCTCGATCGTCGGCAACGCCGGGCCGCTGAAAAAGAGCCTCTCGGAGGCCGACGACGCCCTCCAGAGTTTCGGGCAAGGCCTGAAGAAGTTCGGCCTCGCCGCAGCCGCCGGAGTAGGCACGCTCGCCGCCGGGATCGGCTTCGCCGCGAAAGCCGCCGCCGAGGATCAAAAGAGTTTCGCGCTCATGGAGAACGCGATCCGCAACGTCACCGGGGCGACTCACGATCAGGTTAAGGCGGTAGACGAGCAGATAGCGGCGATGAGCATGGCGACCGGGGTCGCGGACGACAAACTTCGCCCGGCGTATGCGGCGCTCGTGCGCGGAACCCGCGACGTCGAGATCGCGAACCGCGACCTCTCCCTCGTGCTCGACATCTCGACCGCGCTCCAAATGGACGCGACGCAAGTGGCCGACGCGCTCGCGAAAGGTTACGAAGGGAACACGAAAGCCCTGAAGAGCCTCTCCCCGGAGATGGCCGCGGTCATCAAGGAAGGCGCGTCGATGTCCGAGATCATGGACATCCTCTCCGCGAACTTCTCCGGGGCCGCCTCGGCAGCCGCCGACACCTTCGAGGGCCGCATGGCGCGCCTACAAGTCGCGTTCTCGGAGATCGTCGAGCAGATCGGCTACGCAGTCCTCCCGATCCTCGAAAAGGTCGCCACGTTCATCGCCGACAAGGTCGTCCCTGTCGTACAAGACTTCGCCGACGCCTTCTCCGAGCAAGGACTCTCCGGCGTGCTCGACCTCGTTCAGCGGAAGTTCTTCGCGTTCTACAACGACGCCTCGATCCTGACGAAGGCCGTCATCTCCGGCACGGTAGCCCTTACGGGCTTCTACGTCGCCCTGAAGGCGCTCACCTTCATCCAGACCGTGACGACGCTCGTCAACGGTATGACGGCGGCGATCAACGCCGCGACCGTCGCCGCCGGGGGATTCCAAGTCACCGCGCTCGGTATGGCGAAAGTCGTCGGGCTCGCGTTCGCGTCCGTCGCCGTCTCCATCGACCAACTCTTCGCCGATAACGGCTTCGCCGCGAAAGGCCTCCTCCGGTCCGTGGCGCAGTTCGCGAATGGCATCATCACGACGATCGAGACCGCCGCCGAAGCCGTGAACTACATCATCAACTCGGCGATCCGCGCATATAACTTGCTGAACCCGTTCGCTGACGTTCCGCTACTGCCGACGACGATCACTCTCCCGCGCGTGAGCGAACCGGGAGCGCCGAGCATCGGGGGCGGGAAGACGCCGCCGACTCTCGTCGTGCCGAGCATCGAACCTCGCGGAGGCGCTGCGACCCTTCCCGCTCCGGTCATCCCGGAGACGGTCATCCCGACAGTCCCGACGCCGAGCGGCGGTGGGGGCGGCGGCAAGGGCGGAACCGTAACGATCCTCCCGATCGACATGACGGGCCAGATCCCGCTATTCCCGTCGACGGAGATCTCGGGCGGCGGCGGAGGCGGCTTCGGTGCGATCATCGGCAACGAGGCAGTCCTCGACGGAATGACGGGCGGGATGGATGTCTCGATCACGATAAACACCGTGAGCGCGGACGCGAACCTCCCGAACCTCATCGTCGAAGCGCTCCAGCAATACAACCTCACGAGCGGCCCGATCGACGTCGCGATTGCCGTCTGACGCCATGCCCGCGAACATCATCACGGGCGGGACGCTCACCGTAGAACTCGACGTCGGCTTCGGGGACGGCTTCACGCTCGACGACACGCAGCAGGGCATCCTCAACGGGACAACGTACGTCCTCGACGGCATGGATCAGTTCGCCGAGATTACCGTGAACTCCGTAGACATCTTCCGAGGCAAACGAACCGTCCTCGACTCGATCGCCCCGGGGCGCGCGACGATCGTCGCGATCGACAAGACGCGAGCCTTCGACCCCTACAACGAGTCGAGCGTCTATTGGGACGAGTTCGACGACACGCCCGGCCTCTCACCGCTCCGGCAGGTCAAAATCACCCGGAATTCGACAGTCATCTTTCGGGGCCGCGTCGTCGACTTCACCTATGACTACGTCGGCCCGAAGAAAATCCCGACCGTCACGATCGTCGCCGCCGACGACCTCTTCATCCTCGCGAACTCGTTCCTGAACGCCTTCACGCCGTCCGCCGAACTCTCCTCCGCGCGCGTCACCACGATCCTCGACCGGACGGAAGTCGGCTACTCGTCGACCCTTCGAGACATCTCGACCGGGACGGCGACCCTCGGGAACTACGCGATCAGCGAAGGCACGAACGCCCTCGACTACCTCCGGCAGGTCGACTCGGCGGAACGCGGACGCCTCTTCGT